GGTTGGAGCGCGACAGAATGAGGGTCGCGATAAGATGTCGTCGCGAACAACCCGCGCGATATTTCGCTTGTCGCGATTGCGTCGCGATATGAAAAGAATCGCGATATAGGCGTCGCTCACTCTCGCATCGCGCCTGAGCGTCGCGCTTCGCGCGACTGCAAGGTATCGCGCCCCACGCGATACCCCCTCTCGCGGGCAAATTGCTTATCGCGCTTAGGCGGAGTCGCGCTTCTCGCGCGACAATTTGCCCTGCTTAACCGCGTGCGAAATACAGACATTTTTTTCGTGGGGGTCAAAAAAAATTTCAAAAATTTCTCGACCGCTATCTTCAAGGGTGTTGTCACCTTCCCCAACAACAATGGGTCGCTTTATCCGCATCGTGAAAGCCGATGAAGACGAGGAAAAGCAACCTCAAGAGGACGTCGTTCGACGATTCAAGCGTGGCATAAGACGCACAGCACCGACCAATGAGCAGTTGGCTGATAAACTCATGGCGCGATACATGGAGAAATTGATGAAAAACCCTCCGCGCTGGAAAGAAGGTGAAGAAGACGAGGAAGAATTCACAAGCGCGGGAAACATTGACTACGGCGAACTTTACGATGACATTATTTTCGCGAACAACATCATGTTGGCTGACAAGTTAGGTCTTAGTGAAGACCAACGATTCAGCGAAGTGCTTGATGAAGAAGGGGAAATCGCGATACCTCACATGATGTCTATTCCCATTATTACCAAGCGCATTCTTCAATCACTTGACAAGATGATTGAGCATTTTACCGAACAGGAAAAAGATGGTCAAGAGTTGCAGTTCATCAAGGACATCGACGAAGAAGACAACGGTGGGTTAGACGAGCGAATGAAAGCACATGGCGTGCCGCCTGACATCACAGCGCGGATTGACAACGCTGATTCACCGCGTGGAAAAAATAAGTTGATGCAATACTTCAAAGAAAAATCTCGACACCCGTTGAGTGAAACAACGTTCAGCAGTCTTGACAAGTTCAAAGAGCCGCCAAAGAAAGGCTCGATGGTAAGAGTGACGGGTCGAAAGTCGTTACGCGACATACCGCAAAGCATGTTGGAAGGTGTCACTCAAGCCAAACCAAGAGGGCGAGACTTTAGCGCGCAATACAAAACGCCTGAAGAACAGATGGCGTATTATGATGAATTGAATCAAGTTGAGCGCGATGCTCAAAGAGCAAAGAAGTTGTATGAAAAAGAAGTCTTCTCAAGCCCTGTATTCCGACCCGGCGAAGTGTATGCAGGTCAAGCAAAAGAGATGAACAAGTGGAAACGTTTGATTCAACGTAAAGCGAAAGAACACGGTGTCCGCGCATCAGAACAAGAATTCCCCGAAGGTCATCCGTTTCACAACATGCCTGTTTCAAAAACAGGCTTGTCTGATGTTAAAGAAGCGGTGTCTTTGGTTCAAGAAGATTTGAACAAACACATGCGCGTATTCCTACAAAATCGTGCTGTCGGAACTGCGGGGCGCGGTGGACGGTTTGGTCGTGCGGCAACGTCGATTAAGGCTCCCGACTTCGTTACACCTTCGTTTTACGAACAGGCGCGTAAGATGGGTGTGATGTTAGAATCGCGACCAAACGCACCTGATGGTATGACGGAATTTTTCTTGCGCGGAGACGCACCAAACAGCGAAAAGAATCGACGTGCAGTCGCGAACGACCCACCTCAATTCGATGATGAAATGGAAACGCACCCTGCTCTCGCTACTGCCTTAGAAGAAGGCATTCTGTATCAATTAGCAGATGCAGGAACCAAAGCCAAACAACCCGAAGTGGGAGCGTCAGCCGACATCAAAGACGTTGGTTTGCAAGAGCGAACCGAACGTGGTGGAGAAAGAAGTGCGCGCGGTGAAACAGCCAATCTTCCTTCTGTTGAAGAAATGCAACGCGAAGTAAAAGGAACGAAAGGTGGTGTGAAGCAGACCAAGTTGGGACGTTATGCCGCTTCAACTAAACAAGGCTCTCAATCAAAAGTCGCGCAAGATTCTCGTCTCGTCGATTTAGATTTCATGTTGGAAAACGACATGTTTGAAGGTGGACGAGACGAATACAATTACCTTCGCGACCAAGTGTTGAATGACGTTACAGGAGATTATCGTCCTACATATTTCAGCGAAATACCTCACGGTGATGACTTCCCCGAAGGACACCCGTATCACGGAATGACCGAGAATCAAATCATCAAAGAAGCATCAAAGTTCATGGATGATTTGGTCGGAGCAGGTCGTCGTCTTGTTCAAGCAAAAGGGAAATTGATGAAGAGTGGTTTGCCGTTGAAAGAAGTTGAAGAGTTGAATCTCAACAACGAAGACATTCACAACATGAGTCAAATAATGAATGCTGATGACCCTGAATCAGCATTAAACAAATACTCCAAAGGCGACATTGAGCGATACCAAACATGTTTTGACGCAGGAATTACACAACAATTTCTCAATAAAGCCGCGAGAGATACGGAAGAGTTGCGCAACATCGCTGAACAATTCGGTATCGACCCCATTGACATCGCTGAAATGGGAGCGCGCTATGCTAATTCAGGATTCACAAAAGATGGATTTAACCAAGCGTTCTCAAGTATGTTTGGTAAGTTAGGTGATGACGTAACAAAAGGTGCGGCGTTGCGCACTATGTATGCTATCAAGCGAATGAACGATGCACACGCTGACAATACGTCGCGTTACGAAGAAAAAATAAACCAAACAAAACGACACATCGACCATCATAATGCGAAGTTGAAAGAAGGAGAAGAATTAGAAGACTTACCTGATGAGCGCAAAGGAAAAATCATTGACGAAGAAGAGCAATGTGTCGCGTGTCATCCTAAGCACTTTTCATCATCGACGCCTGAAGAAGCGAGAATGGCTCGCGATGGCGCACGCTCATCGTCGATAAAACACAAGCGCGTCATGGTCCCACAACTCGATTTTATCTTCAACACACTAACAAACCAAGACGATTACATTCCGTTGTTTTCTAACGACGAAAGTAAAACGTCGTTGGCTCAAATTGGTCATTATGTGTTAGGAGAAGGAACTGAATTCAGCGCATTCAAAGAAAAATTGGAACGTAAGGCGGGATACTATCAAGGTGGTCGCGACGGTGTTCGTCGAGAACTCAAAAATCAAATACGCAAAGCCGCGCTGAAATACGACGATAAAATTGAAAATTTGGATGTCAAATTTCCCGGCATTAAATTCAAAGATGAAAAAATTCAACCAATGGGTGGAGCGAGAAGTTCTGCCGCGCAACGTGTCGCGATTGGACACATTGCGGGTTCAAATTTCATGGGCGATGAAGAACGTGAACAGTTGCGATTGGACAATTTGTTTAATGCGCAAATGGGTGGTCTTGTCGAAGCGTTGGAGATTATGAACGACGTCGAAGACGGCAAATACCAATACGAACAAGGCAAAAAGAAGTTCAATTACAAAGTCAAAGATTTCAAAGGAAGAAGTGACATCAAGAAGTTCATTGCAAACAACAGCAAAAACATCAATCTCGCAAAAAAGAATGAAGCAAAGTTGCGTCGCTATCAGATGCTTCAAGAACATTTAGGCGGTGTCGAAGAACGTTATGAACTCGCGATGAATGCATGGAAAGAAAAGTTCGGTAAGCGCGTCGAAAGCGGCAATTTGCAGGAAAAAGTTAATCCCGAAGGACATGCACTTGTGATGCAACAAAAGGCGGCGATAGCACAACAACACGCAGATGAACTCAACGAAAGATTGCACGCTATACGCGACGGACGCGTCGACATGGTGCAGGATGGTCAAGCAGGGCAAAGAGAGATTGAAATTCCGCGATACGCTGTGGGACTTCACAATATCAAGACGGGTGACGGAGAAATTGTAATCGGTGGACAACGTTATCGCATCGTCGATACTCGCCCACCGCGAAAACAAGATGAAAATTATCGTCTTGTTCTTGACAAACCCTTGTCTCAAGATGTTGAAGCAGGGCGCGGTGCAATTCAATTCACCGAAGTTCCGAAGAACCCGTTCCTCCAAACAGGTAAAACGTTGTTCTTTGAAAAGGAGGCATTCAGGGATGGTGTGAAGAATCCTGCTGATTACTTCAAGAGGATGAAGAATCGAATGAAAGATATTACAACTAAGACTGAAATCGTCAGAAACGACGAAGAATACAACAAACGACGAAACGAATACGCGCTTGGTGCGTTGGTCAACTCTATGTTTTTCAACCAAGACAAGAATAAATACGAAAACCTTCTCGCGCCCATTCTCAAAGAGAAAGACGAGAAAAAACAACTCAACATGCTTCTTAAGTTGCGCGAACAACTTTACACAGGTGATGACGGATTCCCTCTTTCGACTGTCTTTATGGCTGACGGAGAGGGCAACACACGTCAGTCAAATTCGTATAAACCCGATGAATATATGGTGGGTCAGATGGGCGCGAGTGGTGGAACAGGTCTTACGTTCATGGACAACAACAAGCATTTGCCGAATCTTTCTGATATGGCTGTTTTACAAGCCCACAATCGTAAATACAACAAGCGTGGGCTTTCGCGTAAAGAAATGAACGCTATTCTTGATGCACGATACAACGAGGCTGATGTAACAAATGCGCGTTTGGACATTTTAACAGGTAACAAAACCGTAGATAAAGAAGAAGAAAAGATGACTGAAAAAGATATTGCGAAAGCCATTCAGAACAGTCATTACACCGACGAAGAACTTGAGCGGATTAAAAACGGTGAGTCTTTCGACGTGCCATTTTCTCGCGGTGGCGCAACTGCGTGCGGAACGTGTGGTGGTAATACGGTCGTTACTATGAATGATGCAATATCCTACATACGCGCCCATAACCCACAACTCCGTAACGCGCACCCTCAAAGTAAAGCGATGAAAGAACACATCAAAAATCATTTGCGCCCACCTAATAAGAAAAATTTTGAAGGCTCGGAAAAAGAGCCGCATAATCATCACCACGTTACTTGTCCTGATTGCGACCATGATAACGAAGATTCACCCACAGGCCGATGTGCTGATGGCGTTTGTTCGCTATGTCACGGACAGGGCATTCTCGACCCTGACGACGACGCATGGCTCAAAGGGTATTCGATTGTCGACGATGACGGTGTCGAACATTCGTATCAAGGTGAGCGACACAACCCTCATCACGGTAAATCGTTTACAACCGATACACTTCAAGAAAAATTGGGTCAAGTTATGGGTATCAAAGGACGTCCTTCGACAAAAAGTATGGCACTTGAGGTATTCAAGGACAACGTCGCAAGAGGTATGTTCGCACCTTTGACCAACATGGGAACAATCCGACGATTGAATGCGAAACGTTACGGTGGCGGAGACGAAGCGCGAAGAAAAGACGAGACGTTCCGAGACATTGTTGCGCAATTTAGAGCCGAACAAGGAGAAGAAGACACATCACCTCTCAAGACGGCTCCTGCTTCAATGGAAGATGCAATTGACAGACTCGCGCGACCACAAACCTTTGCAATCGACCAATTACCTGAAAGCGAAGTCAAGAGTGACGCGCTGATGAGAGCGTATCATGAAAACATGATTGAAACGCGCGCAAAGAATATGGCAAACAAGGCCATAGAAAACGGTCAAGACAAAGATGAAGTTCTTGAATTACTCAACACGGTTCTCAATCATCCTGACAAATCTATGTCTCACGGAGACGAAGAGCATGAAGTGTCGCAAGCGATGGATAGTCTTCATGATTACGCGACACATCATCTTGTAGGAGGAAAAGAACGATACGGTATGGATGAGAAAGGTCAATTGACGCGAGGAAAACCTTCGTCATACGCTCCACTTATCTATGAGCATGGACGTTTTCAAACGCCGTTTGAGTCGCTAAGAGAAATTTTTCATCCCAAAAACGCAGGTAAACCTTACGCGATGGATGTTGCAGACATTCTTCATTTATTCCGGCACTCACCTGAATTTATTCAAGCATGGAATCGTCATACGGATGAGAGTGGCTTTGACGAAGAAGAAGCCAACAAAATGTTGAATCTTGTCACCACAGGACGCGCTGATGAGAAAGAAGCGAAGGATGCGCGAGGAAAAGGTGTAAAATACACACCGATGGTGAAGCAAAGATTGACTAAAATGTCACACCCTGCTTTATCATCGTTGTTAGACGAATTCAATCTTGATGCCGACCAACGAGTTGATTTTGAGAATGTCGAAACATCATCAGCCGAAGCGACATGGACGGATGAAATAAAAAACAAAATGAACCAATCTAAGCGCAATCTTTACTTTTCTCGCGCTTTGAAAAAGGGAGAATATGTTCCCGGCCCTGTCAAGCGAAAAGGGTTGGACGCAGAATACAATACGGAAGTCCGAAACGCAGTCAAACCGATGTGGCATCAATTCGCCCTTTTGACGGGATTGAAAAGATTGTGCGAAGATTACGACGCGTTGAGTCACATAGGGTTGCATGAAAAGATTGTGTCCGCGAATAAAGAAGCGGGATTGTCCGCTGATACGCGCATGTCGCCCGGTAATTTCATGACACTCATACAAAACAATACTGCTCTTATGACGCAAGCCTACAACGAGGCCGCACGAATGATGGGATTCCAAGATGAGAATGATATGGAGAAGAAATTGAAAATGTCAAAAAGGATTGGTGGTCTGAAAGGCGACGATTTCAAAGAAGAAATTGTGAATAACGCTAAACCTGTCGACGTAACACCACAGTCTATTCCAAACGCGCAACAAGTCTTTCAAGAAAGCGTCGCTGTTAATTATAGCGCGGGGGAAGAAGCGCGACAACAAGACAAACAAATGCACGACCTGATGTGGAAAGTCGCTGAACATGAATATACGCCAAACGTTGTGTATGAACAGAAAATGATGGACTTACTTGTGAAAGGTGGTTTCGGGTCCGTTGAAGATGTGGCGGAAGCGGCATCGGAAGGAAAATTAAGTCAGGCAGAATTAAAAGAATTCCAAGACGCGCAAAACACCATCAACGGATTCCACGAAACATGGGAACCTGCGCGTTACGATGATTTACACATACACGATTCAATAGCGCACCGAAGGCACGCGGGAACGCCAATGAAAACAACAGCACTAAAGCAACCAACGACGGTATCTCAAATGCCATCACCGCGTCCTGTATCACTCGCGCCTCCTGTCGCACCGCAACAAATCCCATTGACACCGCAACAGCAACTTGAGGCGGCAGGGTTGCCGCAGTTCCAACTCAAACCAACGCCGAACGTGCCGCAATCGGGAGAAGATAATTCTCAATAATATCATATTTTTCTTATAATGATAATATACTATATTGTTGTAATAATAATATGATAATATCAATAAAGAGGTGAATCAACACGCTTATGTATCGCTCGCGTCACGCGGTATGTATGGAGGTTGCTTAATATGCAAGAGCGAACGCCACAAAACACAGATGAATTAAGAGTATTCGGATTGATTTCTTTCGTCGCTATACTCGTCGGAGCCGCGATTGCAGTTTTCGACGCAGGGCTATGGTTGAAGGACGATTCAACACAAACAAACGCGATAACATACATGATGGGTGCATTTACGTTGCAAGGCATGTCGTATTTTATTTACAAAATGATAGCCCAAGATGGTATGGACCAGCGCGCAGTAATATCAAATATGCAAAGAAATATGTCTCGTCAGATGCAAAACCAACAAATGCGATTTGCTAAGGCGCAAATGGACGTCGAAATTAAGAAACAAGAGGTTGCATTCGCGAAACAACTTGAAGATTTGGAAAAGGACCCTGAAGTTCAGCAATATCTTGACTTGATGAATCTTGATTACGAGCCTGAAGCACCTCAACATAAAGCGAAAAAGAAAGAACCACTTAATTTGAGTGGTGGTCGTAAGCGAAACGCTGACGGAACATACGCGAAAGGTGAGAAGAAGGAGTGAACGTTATGGGTTGGTTGTTCAAAACACCATCAGACGATGCTACGGAAGCAACGTTGCGCGCTTTGCACACACAGAACACACTCGATACTTACTATGAGCGCGGTAAAGCGTTGATATTTTGTCTCATAGTTGGTTTTTCTACGGCTTTAGGTGTATCTTGGTTTGAAACAACCGCCGATGTAAGCATTTGGGAGAACACAGTTGAGTGGTTTTTCAATAAAATACGCGGATGGGTGGAATGATTGGTTGGAACGATTGCAGGAAGTGCGCTTATGGGCGCGGTTGTGTACGGTAAGGAGTTGTATAACTTCTTAAAACCGCGCAGGATTGGTGTTTATGGTCCAACTCGCGTTGGAAAAACAACACTTGACCATTTTATGCGCACTCCGGGCGAAATGGATGACATCGAAGACCGAACAATGCACGCGAAACGCCTTATTGGTGGTGGATACGTCTTACCAAAAGCCACACGAAAGCGAATTCGATGGCAAGGAGAGAAAAGAGTGGTGCATTCGTCTGACATTGGCGGTCAACAACGCTTTTGGAACTTGTGGATTGACGATATGGTCGACCGACAGGTCGAAATTGTCATATTTATGACAGATACGCGAGTTTTGAAAGGACAAGGGGCCGAAGTTATCGACGCAATCGGTGGTTTTGAGTATCTTGCTGACTCATTGATTGAAAAACGATGGAGATACCGCTCATTGTTGACAAGATTGCGCGGAAAACGCTATGCTCCTAAGCAAATATGGCTTATTGCGAACAAAGCAGACGAGTGGTGGGACGATAATGCGAACATTTTGTGGCAATCTAACCGATTACGCGAGCATAAAGTGTTCGATTCACACCGTCCTGCTATGCGAAGGCTTCAAAAAGCAGGTATTCCGTGTCGCGTTAGCATGATGGCGACTAAAATTGGTTGGAATGTAGAAAAAACGTTGATTGAAATGTTAAATTGGTGATAAAATGCTTGGTAATACCCCTCAAAACGACCTCTTACGCCTTGCTGCACAGACACAAATGAGCCTCGCACAGATGCAACAACAGGCGTCCGCACAGACCGCGATGACCAATGCGAGTCAACATATCGAGGTTCCGCAGGTCAATTTTTACCCTTCACAGCATCCGAACCCCAAAAAAGCGCGAAGAAAGGACATAAAACAAGCATATCGCCTTCTAAAACCGACAAAAAGGTCATTTTTCTCTCTCAAACGCATTTGGGGCGGTAAATATCGCTACAATACCAACACAATGCGTTGTTGTGTCGATGGATGCGATGTAGAACACCTTTTACGACACGCGGGGAACATTTACGAGCAGGTTGGAGATGAAGAAACAGGTCAAACGTTGTGGGATTTGTATTTCAAAAACCCTGTAACAGGCGAAGTTGAAGCCTTTGTAGCACGCGAAAAGGTCACAAGTGGGCGTAAATTGCGCGCAACATATTGCCCTGAACACCTTCATTTGTATCATTTGTTGACGAAATGGGAGAAAGAAGACGAAAAAGAAGAAGAAGCGAGTGGTGGAACCCTCAAAGCGAAGTTGAAAAAGGGTGTTTCGACTGTTGCTGTGCCAATCAATAGCATCAAAAAGAAGGACAACACACCTCCAATACTCACGAAATACGAACCATTCTTTGAAATGCTCAAGCGAGACAACATTCCTGTCACACATTTGACTAATACCGCGACAGGAATGAATGATTTGGTGATGATTGTGTTTGATATGCGTCAATTTCAAGCAGGGAATAACGCGCGGTTGTTGTTTGATGCACTCGCGATACATCAAGCACATCAAAAAACCGCCCCTCTCCCTTTACCGACAGAATCAAATGAAGGGAGCGCGTGAGGTGGTATCATGGTGTGGCCTTTCAGCGGTAATCAGCAGCAACAGCAGCAACAAAATGGTGCATTGAATCTCGGATTGCCGGGTGCGCAGCAACAAGTTCCTTACCAATATACAGGGTCGACAGCACAAAACGCTGGATACAACCCATATGCTCCCCCTCCACCGCCATCAGAAATGGATATTTTGTCCGCGATGATAACAAGTAACCCTCTCATCGACAAGTGGTTATCTGACAATAACGGCGCAAACATGAACATGCTTATCTCGCTTTTGAGCAGTCTCGTTGCTGTTTCTGTCCACACAATGCTATCAAACGCGAAATTGGTCGAAAAAGACAACGGATATGCGTTTGATTTTAGCGGTGTGCAGGGATTACCGACCGCCGATAGCGTCACGATGGCGCAAACACAAATACTCAATCAAGCATCCAACAATGTTCAACAAACTAACATGCAATTCCAACAAATGGTGCAAATCGCGAATCAAAGTTCGTTACAAGGTATGTTGGATAACGCGTTAGCCGACCCCGGTATGATGCAAAATGTCGGTGGTGGCATTGGTGCATTAGCGCGTGGTCTTGTTGGAGGTCGTTGATATGGACATCTCTTCGCTTTACACAACCATCAGCGATATGACAAATTTGCGCAAATCAGTTATTGTTGACATGATTATGGTTCAACTTATCACATTGACGCTTGGTTGTTTTCTTATTTTGGTCTTTTCAGGACCAAAAATGAGTTCGACTGACTTAAGTTGGATTATCGGCGCACTATTCGTCTCGTTCAGCGCGACGGGTATGATTTACCGACGACTCGGACAACAAGGTTGACCATTTGTCAACAGGACATTTGCTGTTAAGCAGTATCGTTTTTGTTTTGATAAAACAACCACACAATCCGCATCGGTCGTGTTTTCGTTCAGGGCATTGTCGGCATATATTGAAGCGACGCTCTCGTTCTCCCAACGACGCTTTGTTGTTTTTGATAATATCCACAGCAGCGCGAGAAAGACTCTTTGCTGTATCTTTTGAAATTGGAACACCTGCTATCTTGGGTGAACGACTAAGCCTTTCTCTCATGGGAAACACTCTTTTGCTACCACTACTTGGTCTTTGCTATGGCGGAGCGTATATCGCGTGCTTCTTGTAAATTCTGTCAAGACGAAGGTCGCGACTCATTGGAAGAAATGATGAAAAGCGGAATGATGAGCGCGAAGGATATGGATAGTGATATGGGATGGCGTGAAGGAACGGCAGACCGTCATTTTCGCAATCACATGGGCGAGTATCACATGGCGAGCAACAGTCAATGCGGTTTTTGCACTTCTCCAAAACGCGAAAACCTTGAACAAGCGTATTTCAATCTGTCAATGACGACTCAAGAAATCGCTGACGACCTTCAAATCCCTGAATCGAACGTATATCATCACCTCAAACACCACCTCAAGCCTGTCGTGCAAAAAGGGGCGGCTGACCTCATTATCGTCGAAGCAGGTCAAGAGATGGAGTCTTTGCGCAACAATTTATCGCGAATCAACGGTGAATTGGGTCATTTTCTCGACGATGCTGACCGTAACGACCCTCAATACGTTCGCAACATTGTCTCGCTACACAAAGAAGTGCGTGAGACGGTGAAAGACATCGTGCGCGTCCAAGAACGTGCCGCAGGAAACACGAACGAAACTATGAATGCTCAAACCATCAACATCCTCAAAGTCGAGTTGGCAAAGGAAAGCCCTGAAGTATGGGCGCGCCTTCGTAGCAAATTGATGGGTGGTGACGAATAGTGGTCGGAACTGCGGGAACAGGAAGCACCGCAGGTTTTCGATTTAATCCGCGTCAAAGCGCGGAAGAACTACAAGAAGATTCATCGGTTGGTCGTGAAGATTCCGAAGAGCGCGCTCGCCATGACTCAAAGAAACGTGAAGAGCAAGATAAGCGCGCACGCAAATTGCAAGGTCTTCAACACATGAAAATCAAGATTCCTCAAAAGAATCCCGACGATGAAGAAGACAGCGACATGAAGCAACAGGCTGAACTTGGTCAAATGACAGGGCAGGTTGGACAAAGCGAGGCCATCGACGGTGCGAACCCAAACGCGAGCGGTCTCGGTGCAAACATCATGCTTTCGACGACGGATTACATCGACGATGCGTTTGAAGCAATTCGTAAAAAACGCGACAAGCCAAAATACGACGATGAAAAACCGCAAAAAACGACAACGATTTCAACAATACGAGCGAGAGCGAGAGCGAAAACAGGTAAAAAGCGTAAAGCGAGGAAAAACATTACCGTCGAATCACTCAAACGTCGAAGGCGAAGAAAAGGCAGCGGTATTCCACTCAAAGCAGGAAACGTTCGACAGATGGGAAGTATGTCAGCCCTCTCCGCCGCTCGCGCTCCGTATGCTTCATTCGGAAGAGGATACACATACCGTCAGCCAACTCGATTTATTCGTGTCGGTGGTGCGACAGGCCGTTCGCGTGCTAAACAAGCATACCCTGACCCACGAAAACGCGAAGAAGAAGCGGCACGACAGCAAATGCGACAAACGCAACCAACGCAGGACATCACACCGCCTATTCCAACGATGTCTCCGATGTCTCGATTAGCAAAACCACCTCGCGGTCGCGGTCGTAAGAAGTTACACAGCAAAGCAACTCGTCAACCGCGCACAGCACCAACACCGATGGGTCAAGAAATGACAGAAGCAACTTCACTTGCGGGTGGTGCGGATTCGATTCTCGCTTCTGAAGAATTCTTGAAAGCACGCGCACAAAAAATCAAGTTGGGTATATCGCCTCGCGATAAGATTGAATATAGAACGCTGATTGACAAATTGAATCGTTTATTGCGACGTATGATGCGTAAAGAAGATAAAACGTCTACACCGAATTCATCAGGTGGGGAAACATCAAATCCGACAGGTCCAACCGAAACTGACCCTGATGATGATGCGACGCGATGGGGCGCACACGCATACGACTTGTATGTCAGAAGAGGTGGAATAGGTTGAGTTGGTGGACTTTTCTTAAATCAACACCGCGCTCAAGACGCGAAAAGAAAGAGCAACAAAAGTTCTTACAGCAATTCAAAGAAGAAATTGATGCTCGATTAAGAGAGGGGAGGTTTTCCAATCATAACCCCGATTTAACGGCAATGGCTCAAGAGATGCTTAGTAAACCAAAAGCGCAGGGTGGTATTGGTGTTGGGAGACGCTTTATTGAAACAAGAAAACCTGACAATAGCAGGTTCGATTATAAAACCGGTCAACCTAAATTACCTGAAAAATTCAGCGAACAGCCTTTCATAGAACGTAAATTTGACGAGCAAGCAGGAGGCGTTCAACCTCACGCGATGGTTCATGTTCAACGAAAGGATAGACCGAGAGAGCCGGAGATGGATGAAGACGATAGCGTATTTGGGAATTTGAAGCATCCTTTGAATCCTTATTCGTCTCAAGGCGAAGGAACGCCTCAAAGAATTGAGGCTGAAAAGGTGGCTCGCGAACGTGGAGGATATTATAGATGAGCGACATTATCCTCAAAGGAAAGGGCGTCTATTACATGGACGAAGATGGGGTCATGCACCCTATGTCGTTCCCACCTGAAGATTCTGACCACGAAAACGAATCACATTTTTACATCAACTCGATAACAGGGAAGCCTTTCAAAGAGATACCTGCGCACATGCGTCAATTCCCTATGGAGAAAAGCGCGATGATTTTAGCCAATGAAATCATGAAGGGAGGATACATTGACGAGAACGGTGTGCGACGCAAACCAACAACAGAATCCAACGCTTTGAGTATGGCAAAAGAAATCATGAATGCTTCCGCGATGCGTTTCAACAAAATTAAACGCGACAACAACGACGACTTTCACACCGTTCCAATTCCGTTCGGAGAAAATGGTCGTCTTCATCCTGAATACATGAACAATCACTACGGTTCACACGAACACAAACGTGTGCCGACAGCGCAACGAAGAACAAGAACAGAAGATGGGAAGTTAATCAACAACCACGCGAACAACAAAGCGCACCCTACGCTTGGTGTGCATCTTGAATCGGCGGCATTCCATTTCTCAAAAGAGTTCCAAGATGAAGCAAAGAAGCGCGGTATAGATACGCGTTTGGGAGCGAGACAAAACGTCATCGAACCTCAACAAATTACAAGTGGAGTGACGCGACGATATACGTCAAACGAGGCTGACCCAACGTCGAAGAAGAACACAACATTCCCTACACACTACGAGGACTTGCACTCTCAAACTGCCGCGTATGGTGAAATATCACCTGCTTCTATCGTTTCAGTATTACCTAATCAATTCTTCAATCCATCGACAAGAGGCGGTATGTCAACTGGTTTTATGAAAGTATTGATGAAAGAAGGGTATGACCAAAACACAGCGAGAGAAATGGCTCGCGCCCCTGTCAATCAACTGCTGTATAGTGGTGGACGCGGTAAAGATGGCTCATCTACTGGTTTGCGTAATGTAATGAGAGAGATGCGCTCGCAGATAGGAATAGATGATAACCGTGATATTCGACAACTTTACACCAAACACGAAGGGCATTTTGGTCGCCGTATTGGTGGAGATAACAGAGGGCAGAAGAGTGCCGCGATTGAAATTATGTCTATGTTGAAAACAGCAGAAGAGTTGGGTATTGAAGTAAACTCTTCACCTATGACTACACCATCTGTTCGTGAGGGTTACGTTGGATATGTTTCTGATGTACTTGGCGTCAACCAAGTTGATATGGATTCACTTGGGGTCGCTGATGAGCAACACGACATGAGAGGTAAAATGAATACGAACTATGAGCATCTTCACGACTCATTCCCACGTCACTTAAGCGGAGGTACGATAGGCGCGGAACAACAACCTGTTGAGCCGTTGCTCCCACCTCAAGAGCCGTTGACCACAATGCCGTCCGAGAACGAAACACAAAAACCTCTCGCGGCTGACCCGTTGGCTGACGAAGGCGGTTCAGCCCAAGTGCCATTCGGCGGATTCTCTGCGCCTGAATTTGGCGGGTTTGGTGGATTCGGTCCATCCTTTTCAATGAAGTCGAATGACGACCCAATGGGTGTTATCGCGACGATTATGGAGCGTGTGCAAATGCATGACGCAGGTGGTTCATTGATGCAAAAATACGACCCTATGGATTCGTATGATATGCAACAGTTGGGCCAAAATGTAGGTATGTCGAGTCTTGATGTCCGCGCGATTGCTATGTCGCTCGGAGATTGGAATGTGATAGCGAAATCTTTTAACACGACGCATGACGTGGTTCGCGCTATCAAGCGGTCTTGTGGAGGCGCACTCAATGGTTGAAACATGGGAAATTGAATGGAACAGCAGTATGATTGAACACGGTGTCGATGTAGGCACAATGGAATTCATCTTCGCGAAAGGAGGCAACCTCACGGATGTCAATTACGTTATGCTCAATCAACACGACGACACTTGGGAGCCACTTATCAAGGCTGTCGCGGAACGCGACAACTCACATCCTGACATCATTCGGAAGAACGTTCCGCAACAACCCTACGGCGTCAATCCTCAATTCAGACCTGCTCTTCCTATGAACGTCGCAGGAACAAATACTGCCGTCCAATCCGCTCGACAAGCACGACGTTTGCTTGGTGCGCAACGCGCTTTGGATTCACAAGAAGCACTCAATCATGGACAACGCACCGTTGGCAATTTAGCACGAACAGGCCAATACGGACAAGCCGCAGGTCGCGCCGTCGCTCAAGCAGGTCGAGGTATAGCCGAAGGTACGAAAGGCATAGGTCGAGGTATAGCAGGTGCAGGACGATTCATGGGTGACAAAGCAGGTCAGGCAGGGCGATTCTTGGCTGACAAATTTCCCGGTGCGAAACGACGTATGGGTAACTTCATGCAAGGTGTAGGCGATGTCGCTCGACATGGTCGCGAAGGGTTTAGGGATTACCGCGAGAAAAACCAAAGTGACAAGAAAGACAGAATGAGACGTAATGTGATTGAAGGTGACAACGCGCGTTTGGAAGACCAACGACAGCGCGCTGCGCGTGAAACAGGCGGAACAGGAAGCGAATACGACCGTCAAATCGCGGCATTGAATCAATCAGCATTGGCTCAAGGACAAGCGGGTAGAGATAAGGATATGCTCGCAATTTCAGGAGGCATAGACCCTGAAACAGGCAAAGAAGTTACAGGGCGATTAAACGAACCCAATACAGGGCGATTCCGAAGAATTCGAGATTTAGGTGCGCAACGTCGCGGAACACAGATGACACCTCAACAGATGCAAGAAACGCAACAACAAGCGGAAACAGGCAACGAAGAAACCGTTCAAGAAATCAATGAACAAATTGATAGCGCGCCTGAAGAATTACAAGAGTCAGTCAATCGCGACAAACCTCTCGACCCCACTATCACTCCGACACCTGCTGCGCCTGAAGAAACGTTCGATGTCGGCCCTGTTGAACCTGCTGCGCCTGAAGAAACGTTCGATGTCGGCCCTGTTGAACCTGCTGCGCCTGAACGCGATACAGACCTTATGGGGCGCATACAATCGTACTTGGGTGAAGGCGAAAAGCCATACACCAAGTTCGGAGGAACAAGCGCGGGTCAGCGACAGGCTGAAAGAATGTATGATGCAGGTTTCGACCCTGCGTCAGAAGAAGAATACGCTCAAGAGATGATAGACGCTATGGGTATCAAGGGAGGTGCGCATGGTAATGCGTTGAAGGGCCGATTGATGCAATCTTCGCGATTCAAAGCCGCCGTTGCCGCAGGTGATGAACAAGCGGCCCAACAAGTCGCGCAAGAAGAAGCACAGACCATGTTCAAATTACCTGATACCGCAGGAAGTGGTGATGATGATGAAGGTTCTTCCGCCGCACCTGTCGCCGTCAACTTCTCAAGCGATAAACACACAGCATCATGGGATGCGCTATTGAAAGGGTTGAACATTCGGTGATGGCGCGTGCAACAATTATCCCTTGAAGCCATTGAAGAGATTGACTTTGAAGTAGCGAAGCGCGACTTCAAATTTTTCTTTGAACAGATTCTTGGGTTTCAACTTTCACACCACCACGAAGAGTGGTATAACAATCTTGAATTACGAAAACGATACTGTGTTAAAGCAGCGCGAGACCACGGTAAGTCGACGTTGTTTCTTGGCTATATGCTTTGGAAGACTGCGTTCAACCCCAAAACCAAAGCCGTGTTGATTTCGCACAGTCTTCACCAGTCCATTCACCACATGCGCACACTCAACGATTTGATTGATGGTGTGCCGTTTCTCGCGAAAATGAAGAAAGCCGACTCATGGTCGAAAACGTTCTTTGGTTTTAGCAACGGCTCAAACATCAGCGCAAAGTCGGTTGGTGGTGCTATTCGTGGTATTCACCCTGACCTGATTCTATGCGACGACATTCTGTGGGGAACAACTGATACAGAACTCGCTCGCGTCGCTTCATGGTTTTACGAAGTTCTTGTTCCCACACTTCACCATACATCCAAGTTGATGATTGTCGGAACACCGTTTACACCGACTGACCTTTACACGGAGTTGGAAAGTCGCGAAGGGTATCTTGTTGAAACCTATCCTGCTATCAACGCTAAAGGCGAAGCGTTATGGCCTGAACGATGGGACTTAGAATCCCTCGACGCACGTCGAAACGATATGCCCGCGATTGCATTTGCGCGTGAATATCTGTGCGAACCTATGGACGATGTCAGCAGTTTGTTCCCATCCACCGTTCTTCAAACAGCAAAAGATTCATCACTTCGGGTGATTGACCGCGAAACAGGCGACCCTGATGACCAATACTTCATTGGTTGGGACCCTGCGATTTCATCAGACCGCGCGGCTGACTATACCGTAATGGTCGTTCTTCGACGCCCATCAAGTAATCCTGAACTGCTTGAGATGGTTCACGCAGTTCGTCGTAAGAACATGGACTTCCGCACACAAATAATGGAGATACAGCGTTTGAATGCAAAATTCAATCCTGACGTTATCGAACTTGAAGCCAACAACTTTCAACGCGTCTTCGCAACAGAACTACGCGCGGATACAGACTTACCAATTAAGACATTCATTTCAACACGTCAACGTCGCGAGTCATTACTCATGGGGTTGGTGTTACGTTTTGAAAACGAACAAATACGATTGCCTTACGGTGACGACCGTTCTCGCACACTCACGTCTGAACTTGAACGTGAATTGCTGATGTTCGGTATGAGCAAGAAGGGGCGACTCGATAGCATTGGACGACACGATGACTTTGCTATCGCTCTCGCTTTGGCTCATTGGGCGACGACGGAGTTTCGCGAGCGTATTGTGGATTTAGATGAAATAATGGCGGGGTTGTTAGATTGACTGATTGTAATTGTGATTTATGTGTAGGCGGAAAAGCGGCGTTTGATTATCTTGAGAAGAAACTTTGTCCCGCAGGTAAAGCGGCGGCGAAGCGCAAGTTCAAGGTCTATCCATCAGCATACGCGAATGGTTGGGCTGTTCAATACTGTCGTGGTAAGTTCAAAGGAAAAAAGAAAGGAGGCAAAAAGAAATGAAAGACAAATGTTGTTGCGGTGCAACAAAGAAAACACCATGCGTTTGCATGATGAAGGATAAAATGAAATGTTCTAAAAGTTCACCTAAATGTCCTTGCTATGCTTTGTTGGATAAACAAAACAATTCGTTGAAAAAAATGGTGCGCATAATATGAATGTCGAAAAAAACTTGAACCGATGGTTCAAGGAAAAGTGGGTTGATGTTTCGCGCACAGGTAAGGATGGTAAGCATCCTCCGTGTGGCCGAAGCAAAGCCAAGACTTCTTCAAAGGGTTATCCAAAGTGTCGCCCATCCGTTAAGGTGTCAGGTAAGACACCCAAGACGAGCGGTTCTATGTCGTCAGGTCAAAAGCGCGCGGCTACAAAGCGAAAGCGCAGTAAAAAACAAGGAGTGGGTGGGAAACCAACTATCGTTAAAGCGATGAACGAGGCGTGGGGTTTCATGAAAGGTCGCGGTGATTATCCACTATGCCCTACTCCGAACAAGGGTAAGTATCAAAGATTTGAAGAAGCGCAACAGGTAGCGGAATATCAATCGCGCCAATCGGGACGACCGATTACACCATACAGATGCGAGTGTGGATATATCCATTTGACAAGCAGGTGATGACATGACAGAATACGAATACATTTACCACGATGAACCGATAACAGCCGAAGAATTAGCAATGATGAACGACGAAGACATCGCGAAAGAGGTGTCGTTTTGCACATGCTGTTCACCGTTTGACATCGCGAATACGGTGTTGAAAGCAAAGAGAAAAAGTAAACCGTTTCACGGTTATAACCCAAACAAGCACAGTCGTAAAGGTGGGTTGAATGCCAAAGGTCGCGCAGCCGCGAAGAGGAAGAGTGGTGCTAATCTTAAACCACCTGTGACGACCAAACCAAGTAAACTCAAAGCGGGTGGTAAAAAGGCTAAACGCCGTAAGTCTTTTTGTGCGCGGATGAGTGGCGTCAAAGGTCCTACTTCCAAAAAGGGTAAACTAACCCCGAAAGGCGCGGCATTGAAAAGGTGGAATTGTTAAAATGCTCGGAAACCACAATTTCGTGTATTGTGGTATATGTTACATGGAAGGAAAAAGACCGTTCGGATTTTGTGAATTGTGTTGGATTGCACACGGAAGACCGTTAAGTATGGAGGAGAATGGCACAAATTAACTTGAACGACATTTCTGACATTGTTCGTTCTCATCCTTTGTTAAAAAACCAAATTCGCGGTGCTTCGTTCGGTGATGCACCTCAAACCATCAGTCAGGGTGGCGGTGAAGCGAATGCTAACCCAACGCCTCCACTCGTCGATGA